CCTCCTGTCTATTTATAAACTCTTGCTTTAGTCTTTCGTATGTTTCTTCATCAGTTGCATCAATCAGTCCACCTGATATTATTCCAAGACATATTCCTGCTGCTTTGTCTTTGTTCATCCCATCTCTTACATATTCTTTATATACTTCTGATATTTTCATTACACAAACCTCCCTGTAAGTTGCTTAATATTATAATCAGGATATTTCTCATTTAATATCTTGACAAGTTCATTGTATTCAATAACAGTCAATTCAGTCAAGTCCATTACTTCTACCCATTGGTCTTTACAGCCATTTGCTAATTCTTGCCTTGAGTAAAGGCAGGTTATTCCATAGTCAACTATAGTATATTCAATATCTGACCCTGGCAGTTTAACAATTGGATATTTTATATTATACATAACATACTTTACAAACTCTTCATCTGTTATTTCATTCTCAACAAATCGTGAAGCCAATTGCTGTAAATGCATTAATGTTAAGTCGTATTTTTTTCTTCTGTCTTCTTCTTTTCTTCTATCTTCTTCTTTACTCATATCGCTGTCCTTTGTTTTATATTAATGAGAGCCTCACATATTCCTTTGCCTCATTGAGTTTCTGCAGTCTGCTAAGGACTTACCCCTTCAGCAACTTCTGGTTTTTACACCTCTGTATCTGGAAGGGAGGACCAGTTATTGGCTCTCATCAATTGTTTACACTAACCTTTCCTTTAAGATAGTGTTTATTATAGGCATGTGGTATCTACAGAAATACCCTTTTCGCCAAATGCCTGAATCATCTTTCCAAACTTTATAATCACTTGGTGTTGCTTCAAATGTAGAATTACAACACAAACATTTCCTTACTTTAGGCAACAGAGTAATTTTTATGTTACCATGTGTGTCTATCTCTTGTGTTACATTAAATTGTTTTTCATCTATGTTATTTAAATCCATAGTGCTTTCCTTTCCTTTTAATCTTAAATTTTATCACTATATGGAAACAAAAAACCCTAGCCAAAATTAATTGACTAGGGTCTAGTGTTTGCTTTCTACAAGTTTGATTATTTATTTATTTTAGTGTTTCCAATTTCCGTAAAATATAAACAATCATTAGTGTTGATACCATCTAAGTATGTTGTTGGCTTTCCTATCGCAAAACCCTCTTGTGTTTCGTTATCGCCAAGTTCAACACTTTTAGGAATCAGTAACCTATAACCACGAACATTTACTAGTGTTTTTTTTCCTTCTTTATTAGTAACAATAGCTTGTGTATCTATTTCCTTATAAAACTCGCTAAACTCACTACATAATGCCTTGTGTACAATATCATTGACCTTAGCCATTATTTGTTGCTTTTGTGAAAGTTTAGTACTTCGTGCTTTTGTTACTTCCATTTTTACACCTAGTTTGTTTTCTAGTGCTTTTAGGTTTTGGATTTTATCTTGTGTTTTCATATAGTGTTTTCCTTTCCTATTAGAATTTATTTGTCAAAAAGCGTTAAATCATCCTCGCGGACAACTTAAATTAAGCATAAAATATAATATAAACAAATAAAAAATATATTTTTATTATGGAACATTATACATTATATTAAGTATACAATATAAATAAAATAAAATGAGGCATGAAAAAATGAAACAAATATTACTAAAAAATCCAAGTAAGTACAATTTTGTTAATAATTTATTAATTGAGGCTTTACTACGGAAAAATAATATTAACATGATTAATAATAATATTGATGTAAAAACGCATAAAAACGGGCTTAAAATAACAATAAATAAAATCGAGGAGGTTTAAACATGGATGAAACATTGAAACCAATAATAGAAGACATTATAAACAATACAAGACGCATTAACGAATTAACACTTAAAATAAATGAACTTGAAGACACCATAACACATAAAGAAACTCAAGTAAATCAAGATGTAATTGATAGTGTTTTAAATGATTGTTTTAATGAAATACTCGCATTGTTAAAAGATGATAAAATGACTATTGAAGATGTGTCTAAGGCTCGTTTTGTTAATGTTTACAATGTAGAAAACATCATAAAAAAATATAAATGGGCAACACATATAGACAAATTAAATAATAGTAACTCAAGCAAAAGAAAGGTATAGAAAATGACTAAGAAACACTTTAAACAATTAGCACAAGTAATAAAAGATAATACACATGGTATTGTTGATACTAATACATTATATATCAATCGTGATGACTTAGTAAATGAATTATGTGTAATACTTAAACAAGTTAATCCGCGATTTAATACAACAATGTTTAAAGATGCATGTAAGTAATTATTATTAATACAATGTAATAAACATTAAGCCTCGCTATTTAGTGGGGCTTTTTGTTTGTGTTAAGTTTGTTTGTTGTTTGCGTGTGGTGGTCAAGATGTGTTTGTATTTCCTTTGTATGTCCTTTGTTTATGATACAATATTTATTTCAACTAAATTATAATTTACAACGAAAAATCAATTTTCAACCTAATTCATGGGGTATAGGGGGCATTTAGACCCGTTTTCGTGTAAAGAAATACCCGCACCCATTCTAACCCTATTTTTTGGATTGAGTGGTATTTTTCTTTTTTTATTACTTTTTTTCTTTTTATATACATGTATATATACATTGTATATGTACATTGTTGTAGGTTGAATTTTTTATTTTATAAAAAAATTACTATATTAAGTTATGGATTTCAAAGAAATTAAAGGCATAAAACATTATTTATATGATTCTGTTAAAGAATTTAAGGCCTTTCGGCCTGATGAGGAAATCAAGGGTAACTGGAGGGAATGTCACCAAAGTGACTGGGCGTTAACAGATGATATGCATGTATGTCAAATCCTCAAAAGAAGTCCAATATTTGATGAAGTTTCACATAAAAACAAAACATTGATTAGAACGGTATGTGGTACATACATTGTGGAGCGATATACCATGAAGATGCTTGGCGAAAATGGAATTCCAGAAAACATTTATGCCTTTGCAAAAACATTTGCATCTAAAAATAGGTATCAAAAAGAGAACAAGGGAGAGATTAAAGAAATATTATTTGCTAAGTATGTTGCTAGAGGTAATGATGTAGTATCTGCCTTTAAAAAAGTTTACAAAGGAGCGAATAATAAGTCATATATCTCTAGAAAGACAAATGAACTATTAAAAAAAGAGAGCGTGGTGAATATGGTAAAAAAAGAAGTTGAATTAATACTTAAAGACGAAGGTGTAACGAAAGAATGGATTATTGGACAGTATAAACAAATTGTTGATTTATCTGAAAGGGACACCGATAAGCTTCGTTCATTAGAGGCTTTATCTAAAATGTCTGGTTTATTTGATACTGAAAAGAAAACAGAACAAATTAGTGTCGGATTTGCTGGATTTCTTGAACCTGGTCAAAAGGAGCTATTAGATGAAGGAAAAACAAAACTCATTGAAAACAATTCACAAGAAGAGGACTAATTTATTAGAGAAAGAAAAGGACTTATGTATAGTCTGTGATTGTGATTTGTACTACAACGATAAATATACAAGAAGAATTGGCGTTTTAGACGCTAACAACGAGGTTTGCGAGTGGAGATGCCCTGATTGTAACTCTGAATTTGATTTTAACGATAATATTTTGTATATTTACGGCCAGAATTCGATAAAAGGAAAAGCATAATGTCTTCATTTGTAGAAATTCCGAAGAATTACTTCATTGTTTCGAACATATCTTTTCCAGTTTTTTATAATTATAATTATTCAAAGGAGAAAAAATGCCACAAGGTAAAGGAACATACGGAAGTCAAGTAGGAAGACCCAAAAAATATAAAAAAGGCGGGAAAACAGATAAAGAATTTAAAAAATATCCCTATTCATATAAAATGAACGAAGGGCCATCAAGTGAAGATATTTTAAATGTCACTCCAAACCCTAAGCCAGAAGGTGTAATTTCAAGGGTTACAGATACTGCGAAATCTTGGGGTGAAGAAGCAATTAGTGGAATGAAAGAAATGATGAGCAGAGACAATCTTGTAGAAATGTCAAGAAAGGCTGGAGAAAAATTAGCTAGTATTAAAAATCTTGGAGAAGATATCAAGAGAGCTGGCTCTGATGCTTTTGAAGTAAAGGATATGGAAAATCAACCTAAAGACCATTCTGGAGAACCTACAAGTTATTATGAAGCTGGTGGCAAAGTTCCTATTTCTGATGCTAGAGAAAGAAGTAAAAAGAGTTATATATAATGCCAAGAGATTGGGAATTTGACACAGAGTCTTCGGACTATACTATGTTGCAAGATATACTTTCTGACTTAGGAGGAGAGACTAGAACATTTGGAGGCAAAGATATTAAAGGATGGAATCAAGACCCTGACACGCTAATGAATGCAATGAGGCTTATATCATTACATGAAACAGGTGGCACTGAGAGTCCTACCCAAATGCAACTTCAAGGAAAAGAAGGACAAGAAGGCATGGGTTTATTTCAATATGAGAAAGGTAAAGGCCATGGAGCTCATACTGCTATTAATAGACTTGAAAGTTATTTTGAAGGGAGAGGAATGGATGTTCCTGAATGGCTTAGTTCTGTAAATGAAGAAAGTGGATGGGATGTAAGCTCATTATCTCCATCTCAACAATATATGTTGTTTTTAGGAGACAAAGCTCTTGACCCAACTGCACACATGAGAGATGTTGACACAGTTGGTGGCCTTAGAGATTTTTGGGAAAAAGAACATTGGGCAGGACATAAGTATGGTGAAAATAATCAATTATTAAATCCAGAAGTTGTTAAAGCAAGGCAAGAAAGTTTTGACGAAACAATAGAGCATAATTTAAAAAAACATGGGGATTCAATGGGATTTTTTAAAGATACAATGTTAGACCAATTGGCATCTAAAAAATAGATGGCAAATTTAAATCTTAATGGAAATATATCAAATAATGAAAAAATATTCAATTTGATTAAAAATGATTTAATTGCATTTGGTAAATTATTTTCCCCTCAAGACTTTTTAGCATCAAAATCACCTGACTTTCATCATGAAGTCGGAAAACTTTTAATTAATAGAGAAATACAACAATTAGCGTTAGTCTTGCCTCGTGACCATGCGAAATCTACATTAGCGGCAACTGCAGTATTACATAAATTTCTATTTGCTACAAAGGATTCACCTGAATTTATCGCATGGATTGGTGAAGCACAAGACCAAGCAACAGATAACTTAGCTTGGATACAAAATCATATATATTCGAATGAAGCAATCCACTATTATTTTGGGGATTTACAAGGTGATAAGTGGACAAAAGCTGAAATAACACTTACTAATGGCTGTAGAATGATTGCTAAGGGTACTTCTCAGCGTCTTAGAGGTAAAAAACAATTATCTACTCGTTATACAGGTATAATTCTTGATGATTTCGAGTCTGAGTTAAATACAAAGACTCCTGAAGCTCGTCAACAAATAAAAGATTGGGTAACTGCGGCTGTTTATCCTGCGATTGATTTTGATAAAGGTGGATTTCTATGGTGTAATGGAACTATTGTGCATTATGATTCATTTCTTAATGGATTAGTAAAAAATTATGAAGCTGCGATGAATACTGGAGAAGAATATTCATGGAATGTTACTACTTATAAAGCAATACTTGATAATGGTAATCCATTATGGCCTTCTAGATGGCCTCTTAAAAAATTAGAAGAAAGAAAACAATTTTATATTGATTCTGGGACTCCTGCTAAGTTTTATCAAGAGTATATGAATCAAGCAAAATCACCTGAAGACCAAATATTTAGTGAAGAAGATATTAATGATGGTTTATATAAAGGTAAATTAAGATTTAGAGATGAAACTCAATCATGGTATTTAACATTAGACGATGGAAGGACTGAACATGTCAATATATACATGGGTGTTGACCCTGCTTCTACTCTTAGTACTAGGAACGATTATAGCGTTATTATGGTTATCGGTGTTACTGCTGATTTCGACTATTATGTTTTGGAATACTGGCGGAAGCGAGTACTCCCAATGGAGTGTGCCGATGAGATATTTAAAATTGCAGAACGATACAGACCAGTTAAACGAATAAATATCGAAACAATATCATATCAAGAAATGCTTAGAGATTATGTACATAAAAGAAGTAAAAAAGAAGGAAAGTTTTTACCTGGTATTGAACAAGGCATTAAGGGATATGGTAACCAAAAGAAAAAAGATAGATTATTTGAAGGATTGCAACCAATGTTTAAAGCTGGAGCGGTTCATTTGAAAAAAGATATGCATGAATTCATTGGTGAGTTATTAGATTTTCCTAAAGGAAGTCATGATGATACTATTGATGCATTTTGGCTTTCTACTCAATATGCAAAAGGAAGTAAAAAGATAACTTCAGAATATATTCTAGATAAAGAAACAGGCAAATGGAAAAAGCCCAGAAAGAAATACAATTGGATGACAGGAGCAAGGACTTGATTTTGATAACAAAAATATATTATATTACGAACTATGATTCCGATAGATAAAAGAGCAGAACAAATAAGACAGATATGGAGAAGGTGGCATGACGCCAGAAAAGACTGGGATGTGCATGCAAGAGAAGATATTGATTTTTATTTAGGGAATCAGTTTACTCCACAGGAAATGGATGAACTTCAATCAAGGAATCAATCAAGTGTTCCTTTAGACAGACTTTATTCTGCTATTGAACAGTTCAAGGCTATTATAACTTCAAAACCACCAAAGTTTTCTGCGGTTGGTAGAGAAGACTCTGATGTTAAACTTGCAAATGTATGGAAAGGTATTCTTGAATATATATGGGATATATCTGATGGCAATGAAGTATTTAAACAAGTTGTTCATGACTATGCAGTAACAGGTCTTGGTTATTTTTATGCTTATGTTGATAGAGAAGCTGATTATGGAAGAGGTGAAGTTAAGTTCACATATGTTGACCCATTTAGAGTAGCGGTTGACCCTAATGCAAGAAGTAAGTATTTTGATGACGCTACAGGAATAATGTTATCAACTATACTATCGAAGCCACAAGTAGTTGATTTATATCCGCAATTGGCTCAAGAAACTGAAGATGGTAAATTATTAATTGATGAGTTAGAAAACTATTCAGATGATGATACTTTTCCAAATACAACAAATGAAAGGACTAAAGGTTCTTTTACTCCTGATGTTGTTAAAGATTATGATAGAGAAGAAGGTTCAGAAAAATATCAATTAATAGAATATTTTAGCAAGGTTAAAGTTCCGTTTTATAGAATTGTAAATATGCAATCAGGGGAAGAAAGAGTTCTTGATAATGAAAACTTACAAAAATTCCTATCTGAAAGAGAAGTTGAGAAAGCATTTAATCAAGGATTACTTGATATTGTGCCTATAACACAAACAAGAGTTAAGGTGACTTGTGCTTTAGGTCAAATTATATTATATGAATATGTTTTAAATACTGATAAGTTCCCCATAGTTCCTCTTCCAAATATATGGACTAATACACCTTATCCTATGAGTGATGTTAGAAAAAACAAGGACTATCAAAGATTTTTAAATAAAACTATGTCATTAATAACCTCACATGCACAAGCTGCAGCAGGTTTAAAATTATTAATACCTCAAGGGAGTGTTGAGGATATTGAGGAGTTAGAAAGAGATTGGGCAAATCCAAATGCAACAATAGAGTATGACCCATCAATGGGTGAGCCTCATTTTCCATCACCTCAACCACTTGCAAGTTCTATTATGCAATTGCCTCAAATGATATCCCAATATATTGATTTAAATATGGGTATATTTGAAATGCAACAAGGAAATGCAGAAGTTGCTCCAAGAACTTCATCTGCTACGATGATGTTAGAAGATTTTGGGCAAAGAAGAAGTAAATCTAAATTAAGAGATATTGAAGGTGGATTAAGAAGATTAGGACAAGTGATATATAATTTAGCTAAAGGGCATTACACATATCAAAAAACATTTAGAATTGTACAACCCAATAATGATTTAACTGAATATATGGTTAATAAAAGAATGTATAAAGATAAAACAAATGAATTGAAAGCAATAGAAAATGATATTTTATTAGGGCAATTTGATATAAGAATTATTGGTAACTCTACAATGCCATCAAATAAATGGGGAGAATGGAATATTCACATGGAAGCTTTCCAAGCAGGGCTAATTGATAGACAAGAAGCTCTTGGAAGCACAGAAATCTATGATAAAGAAGGAGTTATGCAAAGAATGGATATTGTACAACAATTACAACAAAAATTACAAGGTGCAGAAGAGCAAATTAAAAAATTAACAGGTGATTTACAAACCTCTAATAGAGCAGAGGTTCAATCACGAAAGCGTACAGAGGTAGAAAAATTCAAGGCTCAATTGAAGGGCCATGAAAGTGAAAGCAAGAGTGCTAGTAAACTTGCTATTAATAAACTAGAGAATGCGGTTAAACTTGAAACTGAGAAATTACGAATGAGTAGTGACGCTCAGAAACAAATTCAGAAATCGCAATCAAAAGGAGATAAGTAATGAGTACATTAAAAAGAGAAAATCTAAGTACAACTTTAGGTGAAACTCAAGAGAATGTAGAAGTAGGCAGTCAACATGAAGGGAGTTCTGAGACTAATTGGGAAACTCAAGCTAAGTATTTTCAATCAGAAAAAGACAAACTTTATGCAGAAAATCAAAAACTTAAACAATATGAGCAACTTGGACAAGTATTGGAATCTAGACCAGATGTTGTCGAAAATATGACACAGATGTTAAAAGGTGAACCAAATCAAGAGCAAATAGAAGTAAGTCGAGATGAATTTGACAGTTGGGAAGCCTATAATGACCCACAATCGCCTTCATATAAGTTAAGAATGCAACAAGAAGCAAAAATAATCGATGAAAAGGTTAATCAGCGTCTAAGTAAAATAGAGCAAAAAGCTGGAATAGATTCACTTGAATCTCAACTTAGAAATAGAGGATTAAATGATGAGCAAGTTAAATCATTTTTTGAATTTGCAAATCAAAGTCCTGCAAACCATGGAATCGATGGTGCTATTAAAATGTGGCAAGCTGTAACTAATGTGGAGACAAGAGAGAATCCGCTAGATGCTATCCGTAACAATCAAAATCTTCCACAAAGTGGAGGAGTCCTACAAGGACAAAGTCCTTCTACAAAGTCGGAATCTGATAGTGCATGGGAAGCTATAGTGGGTGCAAGTGACAAGAATGTATTTTAATTAAATAACACCATCCTACTTGAAGATGCGAAAGCATAGTTGATAGAGGATGAAATTGGAGAAGTAAAATGGCAACAGTAACAGCTGGGCAATTAAAAGCCACAAACATTACAGCTGCTGCGACAAGTGCTGACTATGGTCAAGCACCTGACCAAAGACGATTGTACGACTTTGGGGACAGAGTTGCAGAGCTAAGTCCAGAAGAATCTCCATTTTTTGTATATTTAAATAAAATGTCGAAATCGCCAACCAATGACCCTGTTTTCAGATTTTTAGAAAATAGGTCTAAAATCGATTGGACAACTAGAAGTTTTGAATTAGCCGCTGATGTTAATGGTGGCTCTGCAGTAAGTGAAGGAACTCAATATTCTTTTACTGTAGATGATTCAAGCTCTGGTAGTGCAACTGATGTTAATTGGTTACAAAAAGGCATGGTATTTGCGGTTCAAGTACTAGATGCTGCAGTTGGAACTGCTTACGCTACAGTAAGAGTTGATAGCTCAGTAACTGATACAGGTTCAGCAAACACATTTACAGGTAGAGTTATTTCATTGCCTAGTTCTAGTTTTAGTACAGGTTATAATGTTCTATCTAATAATGATAAATGTCAAGTTATAGGCACATCTTTTGAAGAGGGCACAGGTTCACCTGATGTATGGTCAAAAGGTCTAGATGATGATTATGGTTATACTCAAATCTTCAAAACTGCTGCTGAAATGACTAACACTGCGATTGCGACTAATTTAAGAGGATATGCAAATGAATGGAATAGAATCTGGAATCTTAAACTAAGAGAACATAAAGTTGATATAGAAAGAGCAATGCTTTTCGGTCAACGAAATAGAGTAGATAGTATACAATATTCAGAAGGAATTGTAGGACATGTAATTAAAAATTCTGCACCAACTTCTGGAGATGCTAACTTATCTTATGTTCCAGGTACAGCATATAATAGAACATTAGCAGAAGGTGAATTCACTTATGATAGGTTATTAACTGACTTTGAAGTCATTTTTGACCCTGCAAGAGGTGGTTCATCTGCTAAATTAGCTTTAGCTGGACTTCCTGTAATGAGTTTGTTTAACAAATTCGGTGCAGGTGGTTTAATTAAAGAAACTAATGATGCTAATACATATCAACAATATAATATTGACAAGGAGTATGTGGAAGGTTCTTATGGACACAAACTATTAGCTGTTAATACTATACATGGTGATTTGAATCTAGTTAGAGAACCCTTATTTAGAGGCTTTTCAAGTGCATACATGATGATTGTCGACATGGGTCAAGTTAAATATAGACCTTTAGTTGGTAATGGATTAAATCGTGACACTCATATTATAACTAATGTTCAACAAGCAGACGAAGATTTAAGAAAAGATATGATTCTTACAGAAGCAGGTCTTGAAATAAATCTACCAGAAACACATTGCTTGTATAACTTTGAAGCGGTAACATAAGGAGGTTATGAATAATGAGAAGTGATGTATTAAATAAGAATAGTGCAAAATATGGCGGACGCGTGCAAAATGTTGTTTTTGTAACAGATGCAGCTACAGCAAGTATTTCAGCTAATGATTCAGGAAAGATTCATGTTATGCCTGACTTAACAGCTGATTGTACTATTACATTACCTACAGAAGAAGTTGGTCTTTCTTATGAATTTTGGTATGGCGGCACAGCTGCTGATGCTCAAGATTGGATTATAAAGACTACAGGAAATAGTAACTATATGATTGGTGGTTTAGTTGGACACGATACTGATAATGGTGGAGATGATACTGCAGTCATAGATTCAGATAATGATAGTAACTCACAACTTAGTGTATTTACTCCAATAGCAGGCACATGTGTTAAGCTTGTTTGCGATGGAACAGTATGGTATGTTAATGGTTCTGTTATTTCTGCAACAGATACTTTCTGTGCTTTTGCTGACCAATAAACCGAATCAATAAGGTTTAATAGTTTTGTAGAACTATGGGAGTTGTCGTATAAAGGATAGCTCCCAAATCTACTAAAAATTTTGATTAACATAACAAACCCATTCATGCTCAGCCAGGGCTTAGGGTAGGAGGTAAAAATGGCAGAAACAGGATTACACAAATATAGTGTACAAGAAAAACTCAACAAAATGGATGTTGACATTATTGACATCTCAGCCACATTAACTGGCGATGGAACATCAGGCGATTTAATGTTTGATACAACGGAAATAGCAAATGCAGTAGCAGTTAATGGCGGTTCAGGAATTCTTCAATCAGTAGTAGCTATAGCGACAGATAATGGAACAGATGCAAGTGGTGATGGTGCTAATATAACAGGTGCATGGAAACTTGTAATTACATCTGATTCAACAAGTATAGGTACTGTGAGTGATGCAATAGGAGCAGACACTTCAACAAGAGCAGTATTAGATGGTATATGTTGCATTGTGGATATGACAAGTGTTACAGACCATGGTTATTTTGGAGTATTTAGTAAAGAAAATATAGGAGCTATTGTAAAAGCTGCTTCTGGAACTACAAGCTTATATGCTTATGGAATCACTAATTCTACTAATGATTATAATGGAGCTACTATTACACTTAGATTAGGCATAGTTAAAGATTAATGTTTATATCTAAAAAAATAGCAATCTCAGGAGGAGATATTTTTAGAGATGATTATTCTGTAGCTTTTGGTGGTACTGATGAATATATAGATACAGGAACAACATTTCAATCTACTTTTAGAGGAGACCATTCTTATTCTATGTGGATAAAACCTGATGATGGACAGCCAAGTGGTACTACACACATGTTCCTTGGAACTAAAGATTCAAGTGAAGATTATATATATGGAGCTATACTTGAGAGTGGAAAGATAAGATATTTTTTTAAGGCAAATAATGATAATGACCAGCTAGATACTGATACTGCTGTATTTACAGATGGGCAGCAAGAATGGACTCATATAGCTATAACAGCTCAAAAAAGTGCCTCTTTAGGATTTAAATTGTATGTTAATGGAGTCCTACATAAAGAACAAAATAGCAGTGCAACAAGTTCTGAAAATTGGGAAGCATATACATCGTCTACAAACTTTCTTATAGGTGCTTATAATAATGAGGGTACCGCTGCACTTCCTTATGAAGGAGGTATGTCTGATTTTGCAATATATAATAAGGTATTATCTGCAAGTGAAGTTTTTTCAATATATAACAATAGACAGCCATTTAATCATAATGATTCTTCATTTAAAGGTAATTTAGTTACTTGGTATAGAATGGGAGATGGACTTGAGAGTGGTGGAGGAAGTACTATGTATGATATGGCAGGTTCCAATAATGGCACTTTAACTAATATGGATACTGGAGATATTCAAGGAGATGCTCCAAAATGATATTTGATAATAGAAAATGGTTAATAATTAATGTATCTGATGTTACGGATGAAATGATTGAGAATGCAATAGAAACATCAAGAGATACTCTTAGAATATCATTAGATGGAAGTAAGACAATATTAAAATATGATGGAAGAAAGCCTAGTTGTTTTTATGGAATCGATACTTATACACATTCTGAAATATTAAAAGAGTTAACTAAAAGTGATTGGAGTCAAGATGTCATATAAAACAAGAAAAAATTTTAAACCTCATATGATGTATGGAGATAATAAGTCTAAAAAAGCTAATACTTATGAAGAACACTTAGATTTGCAAAAAAAAGGTTGGGGGCATACTAAAAAATATGAAAAAGGTGGACTAATGAAAGGGCCTTCACATAAACATGGTGGAATTCCTATTGAAGTTGAAGGTGGAGAAATTGTAATAAATAAAACTGAAAACAATGCAGCAGGTAAACATGAGAAGGATTTATTAGCATTAAATAATAATCCTGATGATTTTGAGATTATAAGAAAAACTGATGCAAGAAAGCGAAGTAAGAGGATATCATAATGAAAATATACTTTTGTATATGTGGGAATAAAGTAGAAATAAATAAAAATGAAACAAAAGAATGCGATTGTGGAAAAGTATTTGGGAGTTCTGGTTCTTTATCTGATTACATAAATATGAGAAAAACATTAAGTGGAACTACTAAAATGGAGTTTAATACAATAACAATGGATGATTCTATAAAAGGAATGAATAATGGCTAATTTTGATGCACAAATACAAGATTTAGTTGGCACAGGTTTTACAGACCAAACCGCAATGGATACTTGGATGACTGAAGGTGCAAGGGAGTTAATTAATTTATTCCCACCAAATTTATTGTTTCAATGTGCGACAGAAAGTACTTTAAATCATTCAACGACAACATTAACAAATATGGATACAAAAGGCTCTGTATTGGGAGTTACAAGGAGTGATGGAAATATCCAACATCCATGTAGAGAAATTCCAGGATTATATAGAGGAAGAGCAACTGATTCTAAGGATTTAATGTTTTTTGGAAGTCCAAGTGACCCTGTATACTATATATGGAATAATATTTTAAGTGTTGCTCCTACTCCAAATCAAAGTGAAACAGCAATAATTCAACATATATCTTATCCAAGTATTGATGCATCAGGAGAAAGCTCTATATCAAATTTCCCAGATAATGCAGAATATCTAGTAGTTTTATATGCTGCGAAGAAAGCATTACAACAACAATTAAATAGCAAGCAAAGTGACTTGCCAACAGATATATCGGCTCCAGCATTGGCTAGCGTTGGTTCATCCCTGCCAACCTATTCCGCACCAAGCTCGTTTGTACTTATTCCCCCGCCAGCTGGAGCTGATGTTGATTTATCATCAATAACATTTTCTTTTCCTAATGTTCCAGTAGCATCTCCAAATTTTGCAGATATAGACAATTGGATTACGACGGAAGAAGATTCTGAAATGGCGGCAGCAAGAATACAAGCAGTTAGTCAAGAATTAGCTGAATATGGTACTAATATACAATCTTACTCAGCTGAAGTGACTAAGGAGACTCAAAGATTTCAAGCAGAAATTGCTAAAGCTTTACAAAAATATCAAGCTGAAACTGGTTATGATTTGGGATTATATAATGCAGAAGTTCAAGCCCAAGTTCAAAGATTTAATTCTGATTTACAAAAAAATACTGCAAATTTCACAAATGACTTGCAAAAGTATCAAGCAGAGTTTGCAAAAGTATCTTCTGATAATCAAAACACATTAGCAAAGTATACTCAAGATTTAGCTAATTATAATCTTAAAATGCAAAAGCATACTGCTGATTATCAATGGCTTCAAGGACAATATGCAATCGTTGAAGCAGATTATCAAAAAGGAGTACAAGCATTAATTGGAGGTGGTGCAACACCTCCACAACAACAAGGAGGAAAATAGATGGCGGCAGATAGAGCAACAGTTAGCGTATCGGCATCTCTATTGCCTGATGAAATAAAAACATCGGTTGGTGGAACAACAGTTTATGACCTAGATGATTTAGGTGATAATAATAAATGGGTTTATACACTTACTAATGTTGGAGCATCATCTGAGGATTTAATAACAACAAGTGCTACTTATTTAGGGCAAGGAACATCTGAAGAAGGTGCAACTGGAACTACACAAGGAACAGATGATGTAGTATTTTTATTTGTTAAGCATACTGGAACTACAGATGGAAGTACTTCAACTACAGCAACATTAAATCTACATTTAAGTGCTGGTACTGCAACAGGTTCAGCGGTTGGAGATATAGTTTTAAAACCAAATGAATGTTTTTTTGCAAGATTAGGTAATACAGAAATTGACGACATTAACGCAGATTCATCATCAGGAACTATACAAGCTATGGTATTTGCTATATGTGATGATGGTGGAGTGTAGGATAGGAGAATAATATGGCAAAAAGAGATTATCCTAATGATTATTTTTGTTGGTATAATGATGATGAAAGATTAGCAATATTATGCTTAGATACTACCTCTACAGATTCTAGTGAAAGAACAAATGAGAGGTGGGACACATATCAAAGCGATGATACTACAAATGGTTTACGAATTACATATCATTCTAAATATGAAAAGTTAACTTCATTAACAGATAGCTTAAAAAACAAAGGTGGTTTAGATAGCGGATTACATAATTCTATAGTATGCTATGTTAAAGCTAGATTATTAGAAGATGCAGGAGATATACAAAAAGCACAATATTTTAGAGCAATGTATGAGAGAACACTTAAACAATACCCTTCAAGAAAATCAGGGGTTAGAGGTTTATCTGTTCCTAGATTATAGGAGTTAATATGGCATCAGATACAACATGGAAAACAGAAAATAATACTAAGGCAGGAGGTTCTAGCTCAGGAGCAACCTCCCATGATTTAACAGTTAGAGATATAAGAGATGAAATTGAACATCTTTTTGGAAGACAATCTGAAGCATATTTGCTTAGACTTATTAATGATGGAATGCTTGAATTAGCATCTAAAAAACAACATTATAAAGCTTCAGCAACTACAAATTTAGAGCAATATAAAAGGTGGTATAAATTAGATGATTCAGTTATAGATATTGTAAGAGTTGAAATATTGGATTCTAATAATAGGTATATAAGAGTTCCAAAACTTGCAGACCCTCATAATATTAAGAGGGCAGATACAGATGAAACTGATGATTCGTTAACTTCATCATAGGGAGGGTGAATGGAATCTTTAGAAGAGATTAAAGAAAAACTGAGAAATCAAAAGATAAACTCAGAAAGAATAACTTGGAAATGTGAAGGTGCAATTGAACTTATTGATTCATTATCAGGTTATAGTTTAGTAAAAGAGAAGAAAAGTACTAAAAAATAGTTTTTTGAAAATAGGGAGATAGTATGGCAATTAAAGATAAAGATGCTATCAGAAGGGCAATTGTGACTCCTGATAAGCATTTTCCTTTGCACGACAAAAAAGCAATTAGTATAGTATGTCAAGCTATAGAAATTGTAAAACCTGATATTTATATTGATTTAGGAGATACAGGTGAATGGGAGTACTTTAGTACTCATTATTGGAAAGGAAGAAATAAAAAGCCTATGGAAGATTTAATTCCATTATTAAATAAAGATGTTAAGGCTGTCAATAAAGGAATGGATATTATTGACAAATCTTTAGATAAAGTTGGATGTAAGGAAAGGCATTTTTGTCAAGGAAATCACGAAGTATGGTTAGATAATTTTGTTATTAGATACCCTTACTTAGATAAATATAAAACTGAAAATGCATTAAGGATAGAAGAACGAGGTTATAAATATCATCCTTACAATAGAAAGAAAAAGTTAAAAATAGGTAAGATTAATTTTACCCATGGTCATAAAACTGGAATGCATCATGCAAAAGCACATTTAAGTTGTTATAAACAAAGCGTTATGTATGGCCATACTCATGACTTACAAAGATATACAGATACTGGATTAGGTGGAACGATGAGTGCTTGGAGTCTTGGGTGTTTGAAAGATATTGATAAAGATGAAGATTGGTTAAGAGGAAATATTACTAATTGGAATCATGCTTTTGCAATTATTGATTTTTATAAAAATGGTAACTACAAAGTTGAAATTGTAGAAATAATAAAAGGAGTAACTTCTCTTTGGGGGCAGTTACTAAAAGGTAATAAATAAGGAGAAATAAATGGCGACAATGACTGTAAATATAACAGAGTCATTAACATTGAATGGTGTTGAACAAGGTGGTAATACTTCACTTGATATTACAGGTATAAATGATGTATATAAAAGAACTGTAGCTTGTACCTCTAGTCAAACGACAACTATAGCAGTATTTAATTCTGATGTTCATGGAGCAGCAGGAGCTATAGATATAGAAAATTCTAAATACATAAGAGTTACAAATCTTGATTCTACAAATCCAGTTGAACTTGCAATTGTAGGAGCAGCTACATTATATCAAGTGACATTAGCAGCAGGTCAAAGTCATGTACTTGGAAGTGCAGATGATTTAATGTTATCTGAAGCTGACACAAGTCCAAGTTTTGGAACAATGGCTGATTTAGGAAGTATACAGGTAAATCCTGGTAGCAATGCTGTAAGTGTAGAGATTTTTATAGCTAGTACATAAATGAAAATAGGTGATTTATTATTACTTAAAGGCTATATCAATAAAAAGCAATTACAACAAGCCCTAAGAAAGCAAGCAGAAAATGCTATTAATTATGATAAGTCTCAACCTCTAGGTAAGGTTTTAATAGAGGAGGGATATGTTACGCCTGATGATGTTGCGGAAGCTTTAGAAGACCAATCATCAGCAATAAAGGAGGAAAGAGCTATGTCTAGGCCAACGGAAATAGGAGAAGGTAGTAAATTTACTTTTGATTTAAAATTCTTAGTAACTATAGGAGCGGTTATCGTTTCAGGATGTGGAATTTATTTTACAATGAATAGTGCTATAGATGAATTAAAATCGGCAAATAGTCCTAGTAGATTGGAATATGAAGTTTTACAAAATGAAATAACAAGTATTAAAAGCAAAGGGAATCTAGATATAATTACTTATAAACTAGAAGAATATGATGAGACATTTGCTGAAATAAAAGAACTTGTAAATGATTTAAAGCCATTAAAATCTGACTTAGAATACATTAAATCAGAACTTAACAAATTGAAAAATGTAGAAATAGATATACCAGAAGTTGATTTGTCTGGCTTAGAAACTTCTATTAATAAATTAAGCAATAGCTTAAATAACATAGAGAATAAATTAAATGACTATGAAAAGAGACTTAATAAAGTTGAAAAGGGAGGTAGGTTCTAATGTATGGAAAACTTATTAAAACTATTTTACTTTGCAGTACATACAGTAGCTTACTATTTAGCAATTTTTTTGACAATGCTACTTTGTATGGTTCTGTTTCTATGTCTACACCCTATATTAATGGCAATTCTCAAATAGAAGATGACTATAAATACAACTTAGGATTAAGAAAGATTGCCTTATTCCCATACCAAAATAGAGATACTTTTTATGATGGAGAAGAAGAAGAATTAAGTGATAATGCCTTATTTGGAGCTGTTGAGGGCCTAGAATACCTTTTTTCAGTAAGTTCTATACGACACCAAGGACATGAGTTTACTGACCAAAATATTTGGCTTAAATGGTCAACTTCTAAATTTGCTACTAAAATATCATATGTAGATAAAGAAAGTAGAGATTTACAATTTACATCAATTGATGCAAGATATAGATTAAAAGTTTGGAATATGAATTTAACATTAGGTAGCTCGATAAAAGCTCATCCAATATATGGGCATCCACCTATATTAGACTATGAAGGTGCATGGTGGGAATTAGCATATGAATATGGATTTGTAGATTATATGGTGCCTCTTCATGACTTAAATGAAAATGGGATTATAGATGATTATTATGTATGGATTGAAACAAATCCTGAGACTGAAGATGGTTATTGGATATATTATTACGAAGGAATTAATTACTATTGGGAAAATCCTAATGGAGAGTATGTAGCTGGTAGTGATGAAGAATTTTTTGAATATCATTATCCGCATGTAGTTAATATGTATAATGAGGAAAATAAGTCAAAAGATTGGCAAGCTGAATTATCTATCATGATTGGATTAGATTTTTATATGGGTAATGATAATTATTATTCCCATATTTGGGCAAATGTTTTTCCTGAATCTGTTGGATTAACAGATAAGGCTTATGAAGGGGAGGACATTCAATATGACATTGGCATTCTATTAGGAACCAATCTAAGTGAGCATATTGGGGTATTCATTGAGGGTAAACAACAATCTTATTATGGTAAAGAAGAATATAACATTAGTACAGGAGTAAATTGGAGATTTTGAACTTTATAGAACACGCTTTAGCCTTTATAGCAGGATTTATAACTACATTCTGTTTAGGTTATATTTTATTAAAAGGAAATGAATGATGAAATTTTGGGTTGCAAATATTTTAGCAAAACAAGGAGGAAAAGCTTTAGGAAGGTTAACTGATAGAGTTCTTCAAGCTAGAGAAATAAAAAGACTTAGAGATTATGTTGAAAAAGATAATGAACTTGATAAACAAATGAGACAAGTTCAAAAAAATCAAAATAAAATTTTGAAGAATCAAGAACTTATGGAGAAAGAGATTGCTACGCTTAAAAAAGACTCTCATCCTAGAGCAGATTGGATATGCATGGATTGTGGATGTAATGCAAAAAAAGTTGAAATACCAACAAAGAAGCTAACAAAAAAGGAGAAATGAAATGAGTGAATGGTTATTAAGTAACTGGGAATGGGTTTTATTGGGTTTTATGGTAGTTGAAAAAATCATTAAAATCAGTCCTAGTAAAAAAGACGATATCCTATTGGATACGATTATTAAACCAATATTCAATATGTTAAAACCTAAGAAGTAGTGGCTAAAGAGGTCTTAACATTAAATGATTTCTCAGGAGGCGTTAACACTCATTCTTTCGATAGAGATGTTAAAACTCCTGGGAAAGACCCTTCGGAAGCACAAAGTGTTTTAAGCAGCTTTCTTAATCTTGGTGATTCAGATAAAGGAGGAGAATTTGTTCAATTATATAATGTTGAAGTAGATGTCGATGGTGTTTTAAGAGTTTCTGGAGGAACACATCAAAATCATGTAGCAACTTATGGACAAAATAGATTTCCTGATGGATTAATACAAGGTGGCGGATTATTTTCATACCCAACAGATAATACTTTAAATTACTTAAATCATGGTATTCTTAATTCAAATAAATATTCAAATTGGACATTAGGTAGTGGAGTTTCTCTTGTAAGCTCTGATACTATAACATTATCAGATGGAACTTCTACAAAAGATATTTCTCCTTCATCTGCAAATAGCGATAGATTTATTAAAATGACTCAAACTGCTTCTCAATATGGAGCATCGGCTGTTCCTATGAATTCTATTGAACTTAATTTAGATAGCTCAAAGGAAAAAGTTCCTATAAAAGCTGGAAAGACTTATACTTTAAGATTTAAAATGACATCAAATCAGCCATATATTGAAACGGCAGGAGTATATCCTCCGAGTATAAAAATTTATAATGATAATAATGTATTTGATACAGATGGAGATGGCAATTATGACTCACCTATATATAACACTATTCAAGGATGGGGAACTGATAGTAGTGCAACCGCAAATGATGCAACTGCTCACAATTCTAATGATGGAAAATCTTTATTAACCCTAGAAAGTGTAGATAATGATTTTGTTGGAACTGCTGATATTACAGTAAGTTCTGGAACAAGTACTTTTGATATTAGTGCAGGTAATGCTACTGCTGCAGTTGTTCAAGGTGAGGGAATGCCAACATATTGGTTAAAAAATAGAACATTTTTAGCAGCTGTCGAAGGAACTGATACCGCAGGCGGAAGTGGAGCTGCAATATTACTTAATGAAGGAAGCGACCTTGATGCAGATGACTCCGCTCCAGTACTTGATGATGGTACAAATGCTTCTGCAGACAATGAAGTTCAGCATTGGATTGCAAGAGCTGAAGGAGGAGGAGTAGGAGATATAATAAAAATAGATGATGAAGAAATGGCTTTTATTTCAAAATCATCAGGCACTTTTAATGTTATACGAGGATATAATGGAACAACTGCTGCAGCTCATACTAATAATAAACCTGTATCAAAACTTGCAAATAGAACTAACGCTTTAAAAATAACAATAAGTGATGATACTAGCCCTGATGCAGTATGGTTTGGAACTAGCAATTATCTTGATGGAAACTTTAGTGCTGGAGAAAATTATCAGATAATGTTTTATTATAGAACTGATAGGAATGTAGGCACAGGTTCATATACCGCAAATGCTTATAATCCTGTATTTACTTTAAACGAATATGATGGTTCTTCATGGAGTGAGACATTAAGAAAAGTGCTTCCTAACACTACTATAGGTGATGGAGGTGAAGATACAACTGGAAGTAAAATTGCATTATCTAATAATAATGCTTCAGTATCTGGCACAGTTAAAGGAACATTAGCGGCACATGGATTAAAGACTGGTGATGTTATATATATAGAAGAAAGTCCAACATTTAGAGGAAACCAAGTAGTAACTGTAATAGATGATAGTAATTTTTATTTTACACATCCAGGATTTGCAAGAGCTGGAACACAAACCGTTGTAAAACAAGATGATGGGAGTAATAATAATCTTGTAAACATGGCGGGTCATTTTGGTGCTGGTGCTACTGCATTAACTGTTGACGATGGACAAACTTTTCAGCCTGGTGATGTAATACAAATGGGAAGTGAAGATGTATATGTATATTCAATTAGTGGAAATGTTTTAACAGTTGTAAGAGATTGGAATGGAACAACTGATGCTCAACAAAATGATGATTCTACAATAGAATATCAAGATGCTTATGCAGTTGCTCATGTATGGAGGCCTGCAACTTTTACTTTATCTAATCCAAATAGAAAAAGAGGATGGATACAACATAGACTTTCAGGAGATACAACAAAAATAAAAAGTGGATTTACACTTGCAAAAGACCCAGATGGAGATAAATATATTCATGTTTCTCATTTTGATATTTATAAAGCGTCTGGTGTAGATTTAGAAACATTAGCATTTAATAATGATGAATTAACAAGTCCATTTGAAGAAGAATTTATAGGAGATTGGCAAGAATATGAATATACATTTACTATACCTCATAATGTAGAATCAGGTTCAAAAAACAATCCTATCCCAGGATGGAGAATAAAAATTGATGGAGGATATGTTGTTGACCCTGCTTATAATAATGTTGATGTAGCCGCAGTAGGCAAGAAAAGTACACATAATTTATATATTGATGATGTGAGATTAACATCAGATGAGAATGATTTTGTTTATCTATTTTCAAGAAATACTACATCAGTTTCAGATTTAATAGCTCTTAGCCCAAATACATTTGGAGCGGAAAATATAGTAAGATATACAGGCCTTGATGCAGATTTTCAAACATATATAGCCAATGGAAGGGTATTTATATGTGATTCTAATTACTCTAATAAAGACAATAGACCTTATCAATTCCAATATGTTAATTCAGATAGAAATTTAGAATCAATAGGAGCAGGAACTTCAACTTATTGGAAAAAAGGAATTCATACGAATGAAGGCCCAACGCTTCTTGGAACAACTTCTAAATCAGGTGGAATAGATTATGATAATGTTGTAAAACTTATAGACAATGGACTCATGAATAGTGATATTATAGATAGAAGAACATATGCAAGAGTAATGAAAAAGTATGAAAGTGCTTTTGGATGGAATCCTAATAGTAGTAGACCATTTGGCCCAAATGGATATGATGGCACTGCATCAAGTGGAAATTACCAAGGTGATGGGAAATATGGAGTAATGACTGATTCTTCAGGAGCATCTACAACTGCGGTTCAATATAAGGCTGATGATGCTTTTGGGAAAATGTATACTGGAAATCACGATTGTAAGCAAGTTCTTTATAATTGGGGAAGTAATCGTCTTGATTGGCATGATGAAGAACCTTATTCTGATAATGGTAGATGGTTTCAAAAAAGAGAACATTTATATACCTTTAAAGGATATGATACAAGTGATACATTAGATTTAGATTCAAAACTAAATAATGATGTTGCATTAATTGAATGGGAAATTGAAGATTTCTTCATGGGTAAAAAAATGTCTGAAAGAATGATGGATACTGAGAATGGTTCACCTGGAAATGTTATTCCAAATTGGGAACTTGATATATATGCTTTTGGAACAACTGAAATTGATACAAGTGATGTAGATGGCGTTTCATATACATCTCCTGGAACACTTGCTACACCAGATAATGCATGGAATGGCTTAGTATTTACTACAGTTGGAGATGTAGCAGAAGCAATGTCAACAATTAATGGAAGCCCTATATTTAGTTGGAATTCAAATCCATCAAATAAACAATATCATGAAATTTATACTATGCATAGTGGAATGAGCGATAGAGTTGACGATATAAATGATGAATATGGTCATTTCACTGCGAAATATAATGGTTCTGCTTCATTTCCTTTAGGGCAAATAAATAAAAGAAATACAATTGGAGTAAAACTATTAACTGATTGTAGCTCTCTTCTAAATATAGGAGGTGCTAGCTATACTCCAAATGAATGGCAAAATTCTGCTACTAGAAATGTCACTAATGGCTCTCAATATCTACATGGTGGAGTTGCAATGGTTACTCTTAAAAAATTACATGTATATGGTTATACAAATGGATATTCAGCTACAGATTTACCTACTTCTAATCAAGTAAGTGGTGGTACTCTTATTAATCTTAATTTTACAGGAACAGCTGGGTCAGGTTGGAATAAAACTTGGGATGTTGCACTTACAACTGTCAATATTCATGGAGAAGAAAGTGCTTTTTCAAATATAGAAGAAGGTGTAAGCGGAGGTACATCTACACAACAATTAGAAATGTCAGTATATATGACACAAAGTATTCCTAATGATAAATATCTTAAAAAGATTAAAGTATATATGAAATCATCTACTTTAGATATCTTTTATTTACAAGCTGAAATAGACTTAGGAACAATGAAGATTAAATCTTCTACTTCAGGTAAAGAATTTCCTGGATTATATATATCTGATAAAGGATATTATTCTTTTACTTTTCCAAAAGATTATGGGTTGCAACCAAACTTAATCGATAGCTATGAATCTCAAACTACTATACCTCAAAAAGTAGCATTTAATAGTGAGAATATGTATTGTAAATTCAAAACAGCTACAATATGTAATAATAGAGTATATGTTGGAAATGTAGAGCAAAATGGAAGAATATATAGTGATAGAATGATAAAATCACCAGTTAATCAATTTGGAATTTTACCTTCCTCTAGTTTTATTGATGTAGCGATTAATGATGGAGATGAAATAACTCATCTTGAATCTTTTAAAGATTCTCTTATGCAATTTAAAAAGAGAAAAGTATTTATTATTAATGTATCTGAGGGTTATGAATATTTAGAAGAAACACTTGATAATGTTGGAGTTGAGCATAGTAGCCAAGTCTGCAAAACTCCTAAAGGAATTGCATGGATAACAGAAAATGGATGCTATATTTGGGATGGAAAAGAATTAACCAACTTAATTGAAAACAAACTTACAACTGAAACATTTTCAGATGCAGCTTGCAAATGGCAAATTATATCTGATGATATTCCTCAAATAGGCTACTTAAAAGAAGCTGATAAATTAATTATATTAAAATCATCAAAACCATATACATCTACAAGTTCTGAAGGAAGATACTTAGAGGGATATATATATGACTTTAGAAATCAAGCATGGACAATGACATTTAATAGAACTCATGCACATGGAGAAAAATCTAACTTTATTCATCATACAGATGGTAGTCTTGTTTGGAATAATAGCAGTGCAGCAGGCAACAATATAGCTAAGTTTTACAAATGGAGCAATGACCCAATATCTACATATAATATGCCTGGAGACCTTTCAACTTTAGATAATATTAATGATTTAAAACAATTTAGAATAGTCACAAAAGACTTTACATTTGAAGAGCCTTCTGTTAGAAAAAAGATATATAAAGTTTATGTTACTTATAAAAGTGTTGATAATGTTGGGCAAACTACTGAAGCGGCAGCTAATTCAAATGTTTTATTATACTATGCAACTAATGGACAAGGTGAAGTAAATGGAACAACTAATTGGACAGAATTCCCAGAATCTAAAGAAGCTAGTGCAAGTACAGTATTATATAAAACAAGTAGTGAAGATGCTGGTTCAGCAGGATTTCAAGGAACATCTACATGGAAAACGGTTGAATTAAAACCATCGTCATCTATCAATAATATATATTCATTTCAATTAAAATTTGAATTAGATAAACAATCTTCATATAAAGATAGCAATAATTCAAAAGTTGCTAATGGCTTTATGATTAATGACATAAGTATTGTATATAGGAAAAAAAGCATTAAATAATGGCAAATAAATTATTACATACCAAGCAAACAAAAAGCAAGGTATCTAATCATTTTTTCGCATCAAATGTAGGTAATGATTCAGATATCAATATAGTCTCTCTTGTTTCAAAAGGAACTTATTTAACCGCAAAAGCTGGCGGACAATGGCATTCTGTTAAACTTCAACCACCTCAAGAACTAGATAATGGAAATTTCATTAATTTAAAAGTCGAAGGAGAAGCAACATTTTATAGTTCTGAAATTCAATTCCTTAATGGATTTAGTAGCCCAGGAGATATATATATAAGAGCAGGTGCTAAATTATATTTTGAAGCAAAAACTGCAAGCCCAGATATATATATTACAGCAGGTTCAGATACACTTGAGTTTCATGTAGGTGGTGATAATATTATGACTTTAAATGAAACAGATGATGGATTTTGGTTAGAACTTCAAAATAATGCTGATTTAGTTATTAGTGCGGCAGATAAAATAAGATTAGATGGCAATGAATCTGGAAACACTTATATTAGTGGAGAAACAAGTGGACTTGGAGATGACATAGTATTTACAGCTGGAGGTGGCGATATAATGTCTCTTACTTCAGCATCTGTTACTATAACTGGTACAGCATCTATGACAAGTACAACAGCAGACCAATTCAAGATTAAATATGATGCAAGCAATTATGCTTTAATGAATGTTAGTGCAACTGGAGATTTAGAAATTGAAACAATTGGAGCGGGTACTACTGATTCCGATATTACTTTAAATGCAGATGGAGATATTATTTTAAATGCAGATGGCGGTAATATAGATTTTAAGGATGCTTCAACAACTTTAGCACAAATAATAAAACAAACAAGTGGAAACGAATTTTACTTGCACTCGGCAATAGGAACTGCTAATTATCTTAAAATGTATACAACCTCAAATGGTGTATCAACTATAAGTACAGTAGATAGTGATGGAACTGTAGGTCATTTAACAATAGCCCCTAATGGTATATTAAAAACAGAAGCAGATGATGGTGGTATATTTATAAAAGAAACTGCCGACGCAGGAACTGATACTAATGGATATGGACAAATATGGGTACATGATACTAACCCTGTAGAATTATGCTTTACTGACCAAGATGGAACAGATATTATAGGTATTGGAAAATATCATTATGATATTAAGTTTATTGGATATGCAGGTTCAGGAACAGCTTCTTATTTACCAATTAATGGATATATTTTTGACCAAACTTCAACTTCTAGTAGAAATGAATATCATAGTTTTATTGCCCCTTATAATGGCACAATACAAAAAGTAGCATTTAGAAGTGAAGTTGCACAAGATGGAGATTTGAGCTTTAGGGTGCTTGAGTCTGCTGATGGAACTGAAATTCCTGGAACTACTGTTTTTAGACATGAAACAACAGTAGATATAGCAGATGATGTATATCAAGAATTAGATATGACAGGGCCAGGCACAGGTAGTGATTACTCTCCATTAACCAAGGGGAGAATTTATGTTTTTTATTTAAGTTGCCCATCTGCACCTTTAGATACAAATATAACTATTGTTTTTAAATGGGATATAACAAGTTAATGGATATTTGTATATGACGAGAAAATTTACTATATTTAACTGCTGTATTTCAGCAACTTTTAAGCTTAAAGGAGTGATTAATGAGTATATATGATGTAGTTTCCGCACAAACAAACCCATATTTAGGAGATTTGAGTTCAAGAGCAGCTTCAGAAGAGGCCAAATCTGGTGCTCAAGAGTGGAGAAGTGATAAAATGGGTGAATATAAAGCAGAAGTTAAAAGGAGACAGGACAGAGCTGCAAAAAAAGCTAGAGAAAAACAAAAGAAATACAAAATGTTAGGGAAAGTATTTGATGTTGCATCATTGCTTTTGCCACCTGGTATGGGCCCAGGAATGAAAGCTTTAATTAAAGGAGCTACAAAAGGTGCACTTGCACATGGGCAAGCAAAAGAAACAAAGAAAGCTCTTAAAGGCATGGGCCAAATGGGTGGTTTTAAAGGAACTTTTATGGAAGATTATGCCAAAGGATATGATGAATCAATGAGAAAGACCATGGAAAGTCTAGACCCTCAACAAGCAGGATTAATGGGACTTGGAGGCTCATTAATGAGTGCTGGAATTGGTGATAAACTTGGAGATTTAGCTAAAGGAGTTGGAAAAGACATCACAGAAAATATGTTTTCTGGATTAGGAGAGAAAGCAGGAGAAAAACTAAGTGAAGTCACAGAAGAACAAATAGAAAAAGGTGCTAAGGGGACATTTAAAGACTTTTTTAGATTTAAGCCAGAGCGAAAGTTAGACCCTACAGGACAATTCGCAGATGAATTTAAATCACAGTTAAGTGAAGATATAAAACCTGGATTTGAAGCTTTAGAGCAATCTGGTATAGATATGAAAAATATAAAACCTGGCACTTTTAGTCATGATGAAATAGCTGGAAGGTCTTGGGCTACAGATATGGAAGGAAATACTGTAGAATTTGGAGAAGGTATTACTCCTGAAAGTTTTCAAGCATATCAACAATATCTTGGAATGAAAGATATGGGAGAAAGAGCTCCTTTATCAATGATGAGAGAAGATAAATGGTATGGAGATGAAGGCTTCAAAGGGCATCTAAAAAATGTATTTGCTCCTTGGAGTTCTGATGATGGAGGTGAAGGATTTATAGATGCCTTGACAAGTGGAGAATTAGGCTCTGAAGCTATGGGAATTTATGGCCCACTTATAGAGCAAGGAATTTTTGGTATAAAACCAACAGATATGGCGGTTCAAACGCCTGGGCAAATTAGACAACAAATGTCACCATTTGGAAACCCCAATTGGGCAGCAAGTTTACCTAGACCATAAGGAGAAATAATGACAGATTTTGGAGAATTTACAGACATTTTTAGAAAGCTTGGGATAACAGACCCATATAATACTGAAAGTATTGCTGCTTCAATTGGTGCTGCGACAGGACAAGATTTGCCTACTGCAATGGTTGCATCTCTTACTCCTCAAATGATGAAGGGAGCAGAAAGAGAAACCTATCAACCCATTGTCGAACAAAGAAGCCAAACATTATTACAAGATTTAGTAAATACAATGAATAAGCAAGGAGTACAAAGCGCAGGAGGATTTGCTGGTTCTTCAGCATTCCAAAATATTCAACAAGGAGCAAGGGATGTATTTGGAAAGGGAGCTACAGATGTATTATCAGAAGTTGGAAAAATGCAAGCAGGTGCAAAGGGGAATATACAAAATATTGTTCAATCATGGCGTGATACAATAAAATCAGTTAAATATTAAGGAAATTTATGGCAGTAGATTATGAAAGTCCATTAGACAGACTATACAAACAAGTAGCAATTGCAAAAGAATTAAAAGGATTATTTAGCCCCTCCCCTGCAAAAGAGCGAGAACGAGAACTAATGTATAATCGCTATGAAAAAACTCTCAGAAAACATAGTGATTGGTCTGAAACAATATATGATAATGACCAATTGCAGGACAGATATAATGAAATAAGACAAATGTATAATAATAATTATGATAAAATGGATGATATGACAAGGCAATTATTTATTGATACTGAAGCTAGATTTCAAGAACAAAACAAACTTAATAATGAATGGAATGCAGAAATATCATCATTTAATAATCGAATTATTAACAATAAAGACGAAGTTCCTGGATTGAGAGAAGGTGTGATTGAATCTTTTGAAAATTATGCCTTAGCACAAGATTATGAAAATACTGAATATTATTCAAATAAAAACAATCAATATTATTCTGTGTTAGTTGAAGCTGAGCAAAATGCATGGACTAATAAAGGCAATGAAGGATTTATTCCATATAACCAATTAAGTTCTGAATCACAAGATGACATATTAACCAAACAAGCATTATTAAAAGATAATAGAAAAAATGATATACTTACCCAATTAGAAGGATATAACGAATGGCATCAAGGCTTGTATACTAAATTTGGAGATAGAGTAAAAAATGATGTTGTATTGGCTAACGACCTTGCATCATTTGAAGATATGATTCAAATGGGATTAGGACAAATTAAAGATGATGGGTTTTTAGATTCTAATGAATTGGAAGTAATAACAAGCTCTATTATGGAGCAAGACCCTAATGCAATTAAACAATTAAAAGTAAATGAATTAAGGGCAAAAGAAATGGCAGGAAACGAATCCTTTCAAAATTTTAAGGATGCATTAGATTCTTATACTTATTTACAACATATTTATGCTGGCTTAGATAGTGGAAATTTAGGAATTTTACAAGGAATTGCAAATCAAGGTATAACTGGAACAAGTTTTCAAGCTGGAGGAGGCAATACTTTAGATATAAATGACATTTATTCAATTCAACAAGCTCAAGACGAAATCATGGATGAAATAGAAAAAAAGAAAGCTATGATATTTTCTGCAGATGCAAATGTATTTAAGAATCTCAATCAATCTGCAATGGATTTATATGCAATGCCCCAATTTGATGGTGATGCATATCAATCTTTAAATAATCAATTATTAAATTTTAGAGATAGTGTTAAACAAAATACATTAACAGGAGGAAGTTTCTCTCCTTCTCCGCCACAATATAATAATAAAAAAGAAGTAGAAGAAAATAATCAAAGTATTCCTACAGACCCAGTTTTTGATGCAAATAATCCTTATAAAGCGTTTCATGGAGAAGATAAGGATTTAGTTTTAAATTCTATACCTGATTCTGATAGTAAAAATATAGCCAATGTACATATAGATAATATGAATAATAATTCTATGGCCATATCTGCATTAGATGAGTATGTAGACCCAAGGCAATCACAATTATTAAAAGACCAAAAAGTAATGTGGGAATTATTAAAAGAATATAATTTGTATAATAATCAATATAATACAGCTAGTGCATATCAAAATAATTTTGGTGGCATTATAGATATGGAAAGCTTTTTAGTTAATGATAATGGTGACTATTTGCCAAATGTAGAAGGTGGCGAACAATATTTTTATGATAATTTTGAAAACTTTTCTCTTCTTCAGCCAGCAGGGGCTCCATATTTAAAAAATGCATATATGTCTGCGGTTCTTCCTCCTCTTGGAACAATAGCGGCAGCAACAGGATATACCCCAGACTTTCGTAATAATATAAATTCAGACGGATATTTAGCTTTTAAAGAAGGTGAGAATATGCAAGTTAGCCTAGGTGATGTTCCAGATAGTGAAATGAAAACTGACGCTCATTACAATAAGCAAAAAGATAGAAGAAAATGGACAAAAGACATGACAGGTGGAAATGTAGAAGCTGCGAAAAGATTGAATGAAATTGAAGCCGCATTATGGATGTATAATGAAAAATGGTTTGGAAATAATTCTGGACAAACTAATGAATTTCTAAAAGGAAGAAAAGAGGATTCAGTAGTTTATATAAACAGTATTCCAATCAAAATATCTGATTATATACCCATGATGTGGTTTGAGCAAAATCTAAACATGTTTACCGAGTTTACTTCAGGTGGATATGGCCATGAATTATACGGTGGCGGTCTTGAAGAATCTCTTTATGAAAGGTTAGGATTTGAGCAAGAATATAATGATATTTTAGCAAAGAGTTTTAAAAACCCTGAATTTATATTTAGAACAAATACACGATATACGCCATATGGTATATTAATGGCTTCTGACAAGTCAAATAAAGAGAGAAAACAAGATTATGAGAATTCAAGGAAAGAAATACAAAAACTAACAAGATAAAATTTAAATGGAAGATTCAGTAAAAAGTTACTTAGATAACTACAGATACCAAAATCCACAATATAACGATTATAGCGACCAAATGTTATATCGTAAACTATCAAGAGAGGGAGATGCAACACTTCCATCTTCTGGAACGATTCGATATAAAAGACCAGAGGATAGAGATGGAGCTGCTTATACAACTCATTCAAAAGACTACTCACCTGAAAAAATGAATTCATTTGGAAGTATTCTATCTGACTACTTAGGAGATTACTTTGTTAATGAAAATTCATATGATTGGATGAAGGCAGCATATAATCAATCTCTTACAGGAATGACTGAGCAATTAATAACTGGAAAACAAAAATATGATTTAGATGACTATGACCCTAATATATTAGAAGATATTGGAAGCATGGCTTTAAGCTTTATATTTCCTGTAGATTTATTGGCTATGTGGGTAGGAGCTAAAATAGGGGGAGGTGTCGTTAAAGGACTTTCTTTAGTAGATGATGGGGCAAAATTAGTTGGACATGCAATAGGTAAATCAAAAGGATTTGATAAGGCTTTAAAGCATGTATATAAAACCCTTCCAATGTATCAAAGTGGAATAACCCAAGCAACAACATTAGGCACATATGAATCTGCAATGAGTAGTATTGCAACTGCTACAGACCCAGATTCTAATGCCTCTGATATTATATTTGCTGGAGTTAAAGGATTTGGTCATGGTGCAATGGTTGGAGGATTATCAGGACTAGCAGGAGGAGCATTAGCAGGTACAAGTAGATACTCTAAAGCATTGGAAAAATTTGGTAAAAGTGGTGAAAAATTAAAACAAGCATCAAAATTAGATAAATTTGGAATGACTATTAAGGATTGGGCTACTGGCCCTGTAGGTCAAGTAATGACGGAATCCTTGGTAGATACAAGTATTGAAATTGGAGAAAGGTCAATACTTTATGGTGAAGATATAGATGCTAAGGATATACTTCATGCATATGGAAGGAATATAGGTCTATTTACAGTAATGAAAGGACAACATTCTCTTTGGAGCTCAACTACAGGAAAAATGTCAGAAGCTCTTGATTATTATAGAGACAATGTTTCTTCTAAGGATAAGAAAAACTTATCTGACAATGAATCATTAGCTGAGAATACAAGAGATAATATAGATGCTGAAATATCTAAGGATATTAATGATTCTGATTCATCTCCAGAATTAATAAAGCATGAAGAAATTGTACAAAGCGAATTAAATAAACATATTGAAAATGTTCAAAATAAAATAGGTAAAGAAGGGCTTGATGCTGATTCTATTAAAAGGGAGTTTGAAAGATTTGAAAGAGATTTAGAAACTCTTGTAGAAATGGAGAAATCAGGCGGAAAATTTACAGAAGAACAGAAACAATTTTATGTTAAAAGGATTGAAGATGCAATGAATATCCTTAAATCTTCTATAGCAGTTATTGACATGAATATTAAAAACCAAAAAAGCCCTAAAGCTAAAGAAAAAAACCTTCCTGCTATGAAAGCATTAACTGATAAATGGCAAACTGATTTAGATAATTTAATAGGACTTCATCAAAAAATAAATGATGTATTTGACGGAAACAAGCATTCAAAAAATTCAAATACTACTATGCGAGATTTCCAAGATACAAATGCTAAAAGAAAAAGACTTTTAGAACAACTAAAAAACAAAAAGAAGACAGAAAAAACTAATGAATATGACGAGTATATAAAAATGCTTGAATATAAGTCAGCAGGTGATGAAACTTTAAAATTCAAAGAACATGATGGAGAGAATCTTCCAATAGATAATAAAGAATTGTTTGACACAGTAGAGATGATGGATAGAGTTGATAGAGTTACTAAAGCGACTCAAAGCAAAGGTATTGATATTGATTCAGCTGATGGCCAAAAACTTCATATAAAAGAAGGTGATTTAGGTGGAAAGAAAACTGAAGACATAGATTTTGAAATACAAGAAATGGCTAAAATAGAGAATGATTTAGAATTAAAAAGGAAAACACTTAAAAAAGGCGATGAAGGTTATGTAGAATTTGTAAAAGAGAGAAATCAATTTGAATCTATATATGGAGATGCTTCTACAAGAAAAGCAAAAAAAGAAATATATGAAGCGTATAAAGATATAGACAATATAATAGATAAGACAGACTCTCCTGATAAAAGAGATAAACTTTTAGAATCAAAAGAATTTTTAAGAGACATGCTTGTTAACTTCGAAGGTGGATTATTAGCTGATTTCAAATCAGTAGAAGTTACAAAAAGACAAAGAGGGTATGTAGGTGGTAAAAAAGCTACAAAATTAAAACCACAAGGGGTAAAAGATAAAATAAACCAATATAAAAGGTTTGCTTTATTTATGGCTGAACAGAATAAATCTATTTTCGAAACTACACGAAATGACTTTCAGAAATTTGTTGATACTATTGGAACAAATCAAAAATGGAGTGCAAATAAAAATACAGCTTCTCTTAATGATTTGGTAAGATATATAAATCAACAAAAAGACACAAATAATTGGAGAGGTGACAAAGGTGAATTTAGGACTTACTCCGATGCAGATTTAAAAGCCGCTGAGATTAAAGGGGTTCCTCCTGAAGGAGTAAGAACAGGAGAAATCTCTGGCTTAGATAGTAAAGTTCAAACAAGTATAGATAAAGCTGGTGATGATGGATACTTTTTAGGAAATGTTGGAAAAGCTGGAACAAGAATAAAAAGGTTTATTGTTGGAAAAGCTAAGTCGTTATGGAAGAGTATGAGGGATAAAGCCAAGAAAAATGAAGCAGGATATGATGACTTCATAGTCACAGATGCAGATGGTAAGCCCTTACATACAGAATCAGGAGGAGACTTAATACGACTTATATTTGGAGAAAAAACAGGTGGCTCTGGAAACGAAATGAGAAGATTTAGAGATACTGCTTCCAATTGGGTAAAAACAAAATATGGAAGCGATAGTATAGAAGCTCATATTATAGACCATTTTGTTCATGGGCGTACATCAGAAGCAGATTTTGGAAAAATGCTTGATAGATATGCAAGGGATAAAGGAAAGTTAAGCACAAAAGAACAAGAGACAATGATAAAAGACCTTTTAACTGAATTTATGACTGATGCTAAAAATGGTGAAGCTAAAGTTAGTAAATCTAGAGATGGGAAGAATCAAGGAAAAGGCAAGATAGGAAAAATATTTGGAAATAAAAAATTAGGTAAAAACTCTAGTATGTATTCATTATTAGAACTAAAGGAAGGATATAATAAGATAGATACTGATTTTGCAAATAATAAAGATTTACAATTAGGCAACTATAGATATACTAAAAAAGAGGTTGAGTTTTTTGTAGACTTAATGATGTCTACACAAGGTAGAATGAAAGAAATCTTACCTCAACAAAAAACCTTAGTAGATTTTATAAAAGACTATGGTGATATAGAATTAAGTACAAAAAGTGCAGATTACCAATTATTATCAGACCTTGATTCAAGGATAATGACTGCTAGAGAAAAGAGAGTTTTAATAAACTTTATTGAAAAAATGTACCCTGAATTAGATGCTAAATTTGTAGACAAAATAGGAACTTTTGCAGGAAGAGATATTCTAGGGAGTATACATGGAAATCTTATTCGTATAGCCGAAGGAAAGGCATCTGTAGATACACTTCCACATGAAATATCTCACTATGTCTTTGATGTATTAGAAGCAATTGGAGACAATAGGTCTAGAGCTTTGATACTAGAGGGTATTGATTTATTTAGAAAAGATGTAAAAGGAAAAGAGCTTATAAAAGCAAAAGAGATATATGCTGCAAAAAAAGAACTTGATGTTAAAAAATTGACAAAAAATCAAATATCTGAAGCTAAAGATATGCATGCAAGAGAACTATTTATTGATGCTAGTGGTAAGCATGCAGCAAAGCAAATAACAAACAAAAGCTTAGTTGGAAGAATGGGAGCATGGTTTAAAAAGTTTTGGCTAAATATGAAGGATACTTTTGGAATAACAAATTATGCTGATGCTCAACAAAGAAAAAGTGATTTGATATTTCTCATGGGAGAGAAAACAGTTAAGAGAGATTTGCCATCATCTGTCATTGAAGTATCATTTAATACAGAAGTAGAATTTCAACTTGGTTCAAAAGCTGGAAAAGAAAATTTTGACTCAAGGGCATTATCTATAAACACTTTAGAGGATAGACTTAAAAAAGATTTTGGATATACCGCAAAGGATATTAATAAACTTCGTAACAAACCTTGGGAGCTTGGAGGATTAAATACTGTAAAATTCAATAAGGATTCAGATATTACATTAGGAGCTTATGATGGCTATATTGATATGTTGTCTAAACAGATATCAATTCATGAAGCCAATAAACTTGCAACAAAAAAAGAAGCTGAAAATTATTCTAGAGTTATAGATACTGAAATGAAATATAATATAACTGAAACACAAAGAAATGAATTCTTTAAGATATATGGTACAAAATTTGGAAATGCAAGCGACCTAATGATAAAGCACTATAAAAATTGGATAGAAGCTGGATTTGACCCAATTGAAAGAAGAACAACATCTATAGATAATATATTAGCTTTAACAGAAAATAATCCTGGTTTAAAATTACATCAAAGAGTATTAATGCCTACCTCACATGTTTTAACTAATTATGGAGGTAAAGCAGGGCAACAATTGGGTTATAAATTTGTTAATTTTGAAGCTTTTGAAAATATATATAGAGGGCAAGGTCAAGCTATTCTCTACAATATACAACAAAGAATAGGTAAAAAGGGAACGAAGTATTTGTATCTCGCTGACAGACAAAGAGCAAATAGTGAATTAAAAGAATTAAAGAAAAGAAGAGGAGAATCTTCTTATGCTGAAAAGCAATACAGAGAACTTAAAACTCAATATGAAAAATTTTATGGAAATAAAAAAGAAGGTATAAAAGCTGACCTTCAATATAGGCTCGCTTTAAAAGATTGGAAAACATTAACGGATGGGTATTGGCAACATCTTGAACAGAATATAAGATTAAATACAGGAAAGGTTGAAGGAGATAAACTTGTAGCTGACCTTAAAAATGGAAAATATATAAATGATTACTTTGTAAGAAAGCTATCTCCAACAGTTTTAAAGAACCTTGATAAAATTAAAAATGGTAAGCAATTTGAAAAGCTAGTAGAACAACATATGGATACTGCTGCAAGAAGGGCTGTTTCAAAAATTATGTCAAAGGGAACTAAAACCTTTGAAAAGAAAGTAGCAGATTGGAAAGCAAAACAAGAAAACAAAGATAAAGTTAAGGCTCAATTGTATGATATGTTTAGTAAAGGGCCAACACAGCTAGACCCTTCATTTATGAGAGACAGAGGGCCATTACTTCCAATGTTTATGGAGGTGGATGGTAAATTAGTAAGAACCTATCAAACTAAATTTGAAGATACTGCTGTTAATTATGTTAGAGGAATGGCCAAATATCTAGCAACTGTAAAACTATTTCCAGAGTTTACAAAATTAGATAGTAAAGTATATGATACTAAGGCAAGGCTTCTTGAATCTATATCAGCTAATAATGAATTTGGATTTTATGCAAAAGAAGCAATTCAATATAAATTAGGACTATTTGATTCCAATAATAGTATGGTAGGGAATACTACTCAAAAATTCTTATCAACTGTTGCAAATGTTTCAGCGGTATTAGGACTTTCATCTCCGATGTCTGGTATTAAAAACCTATTTATACAAATTCCAAGAAGTGTGTCTGTATATGGATTTAGAAATACATTAAGTGCTATGTCAAGAGCTGGCTATATACCATTTGAGATGGGAAGAAAGTCTGTTAAGAAATTTAATCAAGAAGCGAGAAAGAAAGGATATGTTGGATATGGTACTCCAGAATTACTAGCAACTGAGGGAACCAAATATTCAAAATGGTATTTTGACAATGTAAACTTAATGACAAGGACTGAAAACTTTAATAGAATAGTAACAGCTGAAGCTGGTACTCAATTATTTAACCAACTTTTATCAAAATATCGTGGTGAAGGCACAATGTTTAGAAATCTTGAAAGAAGTAATAAAGAAATAGAAAGAATGTTTAATGAGACTTGGAGATTATCACCTGAAGAAATTAGCTTTTTAGGAAAAATGGAGCAAAATGACTTCAATAGTCAAAAATATTCTGATATTTTACATAAAGTTGGACACTTTTCACATGTATCATCTGCAGGTGGAACTTCTGTTGGTATGCTTCCATTATGGATGTCTAGAAGTGTTGCAAAACCCTTAACACTATTTCAGAGAATTGCTGCATCTGTTACATGGGATTCTTATGTTAATTATGTAAAGCCAATTAAAAATGGTAATTTTGCTCCAATATTAAAAGCAGCAATTGGACATACAATATCAGGAGCAGCCTTATACTCTATGTATGATTTGTTATTTGACACTCAACCTCCAAAAGAAGATAGTGATTTTATTGATAGAACTCTTATGTATCTACATAGGTCTGAGTTCTTTGGAATGTTTGGGGAACTTTTTTCTCCATATGAAAAGGGAGATGTTAGAATGCTATCAGAACCTATTATTTTTAGAAATTTAATAACAGCTCAAGAAGAATTATCCAATGCTGGATTATTTGGAGGAGAACCAAATAAAACTGTTAGACAGGCAGTACATAGTTTAAATAAAAGAACAATCGTTATTTATGGACAAGGTGTTAAAGCTCTTGAGAAAACATTTAAAACACCTTCACTTAACTACAACTATGAGCAAAAAAGAAGAAGAATTAAATCTCTTGAAAGAGAATGGCGTGAATTTATGTTAAGTAAAACTGGAGCTACTACTTGGGTTGATACAGATATACAAAGAGGAACTGAAAAACAAATATATTACCATAATTTAAAGAAAGCATTTTACTTTGGTGATGAAAATGATATAGCAAAAGAGTACTACAAAGCCTTTAATTATATTATTCATGATTTGGAAGCTTCTAATTATACAGATGTAAACGAAATGATTAAAGCGGCAGAAAGAATGATTGAAGCCTCAATAAAATCTACAAATGTTTTAAATGTAAGCCATGAAAAAGATGGAAAATCTATATCAAGAAGGGAACAATTTTTAAACTACTTGAAAGGTGATAACAGAGCACTTGCATTAAGAATGGAAAAAGATTGGGAAAAAATGAAAAAAGCATATGACAAAATTATTAAAAAGTCATCCCATAGACGACAATGGTCAGTATTTCCAAATACTGTAAGTAAAAAAGGACAACCATCAAGCCCTCAAAGAAGAATATATCAATCTTTATATGGCGGTGGCTATGACCTTTGGTAATCCATTAATTTATCGATAGGTACAAGCACTAACTGACTCCTATTATCATCACCACCCATCACTAAACGAGCAATTTTATCATTTAAAAGCTCTTTTATTCTTTTTTTGAGTTTACCTACATTGAAAATAAATCCGCTCTCTATCTTCCCCTCATAAGAAAGAAGATGAATCCAAACATTTGAATCTGTTGTAGATATGCCAGAAGGATTTCCTTTATATCTTACCTCAATAGCAATATTTCCAGTTGTTTTCCAGATATCTCTTTCAGTTTTTACTTCTATTTTCTTATTACCCAATTGCATATCTTCTACAAATTGCTCTCCCATTTTACCAAATTCTAAGTCTAAATCAAAGCCTTTGCAGTATCCCTCTGTTAATGGCATCCAAAACCCCTCTTTCCAAACTTTGCATTCACCAAATACTTTTAATATATCACGCAGAAAAATCAAACAAAATACTTATGTTTTGCATAGTGTGTTATTAATATAGAATCTGCCGTTGCTAAAGTTACTTTTTTTAACTTAGGATAAAGCTCCTTTGCCTTATCCTTTAACCAATTCTTTCTTTTCCTTACTTCAACTCCTTTAGGACATCCAAACCATTTAATCCAATTGTTTGGTATCTCTGTATATGTATGTATATCATGTGATGCAGCTATACCTAGCCATTGACCATAATTAACTCCATATGTAAAAGCATGTCTGCTTCCATTTGTTGGTCTTGCCCATACTCTTTCCATTAAAAACTTAACATCACATGGAGCTGTATCTGAAATTGCTACTTGAAACAATAAAGACATATCAAGAACCTTTTCAGGACATTTAAATGCTTTAATTGTTCCATCTTCATTTATTACTGTTAATCCCCCACTTTTCCCAGGGTCTACTCCTATATATTTAAAAGGGGATTTCTTCTTTTTGTATTTGCCCATATTCTATCATTTCTCCCATTGAATTATAAACTTTACACTTGTCTCCATCATAGCCTAAATCTACTGAACCTGTATCTCCATATCTAACCTTTTTAGCAGATATTGTAAGAATATTTTTACCCTTACCTGCTTCTCCTTTAACTTTATAATCATAGTGAGTAAAGAATACATTTTCCGCAACTTGTTCAATCGCTCCACTTTCAGCCAAGTCTGATAATTGAGGCTCATATGATTTATCTCTATACTCAATGCCCCTATTTAATTGAGATGCTAATACTATTGCAGCATCCGTTTCTTTTGCAAGCCATTTATAATCATTTACAAGCTTTTCAATCTGTAGTCGCCTTTGTTCTTCTTTTCCACTACAAGATATTAGTTGTATATAATCATCAAAAACTATATCAGGTTTAAACTTCTTCACTTCACCTGATGATGTTGCAAAATCTCTTAAGTTATCAAACATTAAAAATTTATCTTCATGATATTTCTGTTTAATTAACTTTATAGTCTTATCTACAATTTCTCTTTCTTGAGAGGTGTATACATTTTTCCTTACCATTGAATATGATAATTCATGAGACTCTAAGCAAAGTATCTTTTTTATCAATTCAGAATTAGGTAACTCTCTGCTAAAGAATATAGCTCTTTTACCATCTGCTAAAGCATTGGCCAACATGTTAATCATAACAGTTGTTTTACCATGTCCTGGCCTTCCACCTATAATAGTAATCTCTCCTCTAGTTAATCCACCTGCAAATCTATTTAAATTTTGAAAACCTGTACTTATTAACTTGGTTTCTTTGTTATTTATACTTGCTAAAGTTTCTTCTACTATATCATCTATCTTTTTTGCAGATGAAGGTTTTAATTCTAAAAGCTCACCAAATAATGAATGAGCATTTGAAATTGTATCATATACATCAATATAATTCCCTGAAGCTTTACCCTCTATTTCTGAAATTTGGGTTATCACTTTTCTCATTAAATACTTTTCGTATAATAATGTAGCATAGTAGTCGGCTGATTCACTTGTAGCACTTTCATTCAAGCACGAAGTGATATAAAAGTTTGTTAAACCTTTTTTCCTTTCCTCTGATGTTAATTGAGAACAGATTGATATCAAATCAAATTTCTTATTTTGTCTTTTTAAATAAGATATCTTATTCCATAATAATCTAGCCTTAGATTGCCCAAATATGCTCGTATCATTGAAATATTTAGCAATACCATCATAGACATCATTATCGCTAATAATAACACCTAAAAGACTATTTTCTAATTCATCATCAAAGGGCAATTTTGATTCCAGCATATTACCTCCTTTGATTAAAACAATGTTTGCTGAGATGTTCTTTGTTTTATTATTTTTATGTATTCTGGATTAAGCTCAATGCCAATCCATTTTCTTCCTAACTGTTGTGCAACATATGCAGTAGTCCCACTTCCCATAAAGGGGTCGAGTACTGTGTCACCTTCTTTAGTGCTAGCTTTAATGCAAAGCTCAGGTAGTTTTTGTGGAAATACTGCAAAATGTGCACCTTGATAATTACTTGTAGGCATTTCCCATACATCATGTCTTCTAACCCATCCTTCTTCATGTTTTTTTGGTATTCCTACTGCTTCCGCATTAAAGTAATACTTGGGTTTTTTAGAAAACAAAAATATATGTTCATGAGACTTTTGAAATCTGTCATTAACTGCTTCGGGCATTGGAACGGGTTTATGCCATATTATATCTTGCCTTAAATACCACCCATCTTCCTGCATAGCAATTGCAAATTTCCATGGTATGCCTACTAAATCTTTTACTTTTAAATATCTGTGTTTAGGTGGTGCTTTTCTTTTCATTCTATATTCAGAGCCTGTATCTTCGGTAGTAATACTGTTATCACTTTCCCAAGCTCCACCCTTAGCTCCAAAGTATGTATCCCCTATATTAATCCACATTGTTCCATCATCTTTCAGAGCGTCTCTTCCCCTTGCAAAAAGGTTAACCAATTTGCTTATAAACTCCTCAGGGGTATCCTCTTGACCTAGCTGACCTTTTTCGTCATAGTCTCGAAGACCCCAATATGGAGGGGAAGTTACTAAAGATTGAACAGAATTATGTGGTAATTTAGAGATACAATCATGACAATCCCCCTGTAGTATCATTCTCTTGTTTCTCCAATTCTTTTATCCTTATAATTACATTACAAATTAAGTCCTCAGTTACTAAGACATTGAACTCTGTGACTTCTCCTAGCATCTTTTTATATCTCTCAACATCATCCTTTAGCCATCTAATGATTCGTTGTCTGTCTGTCTCTCCTTTGAACTTATTTTGTTTTTTAGCCATTCTTGTTCCTTAGTTGTGATATCCTCTAATAACTTTTCGCTTACCTTATCAAGAAATTTATCTGTTTTAATATCATTGATTTTATAAAACTTTGTACTATCTTGAGTAGGTACACAATGAAAGGGCTCTCCCTTAAAATATATACCCCAACTGTTATTTTCAAGAACATCTTTGATTATTTGTTCTATTCTAGACATAAGCCTATCCTCTTTTTCTTTTTTTTTACTCTCGTCAATAAGTTTCAACTGATGCTTAATAGCATCTTCTTCTAATAAAAATGATTTATTATCCGTCGTTACGCTTACTGCTCTTAGCTCCGACTTCAGAAGTGCCTTTGCTATCGACTTCAGCTTGTCGCTCTTTGACTCTTTTTTCTGCGAACTTTGCAAATTTATCCTCATCTTTCTTTAGCTTCAAATACGAATCAAAACAAAACTCCATATTATTCTGTCTTTGATTCAGAATCTGTATGTCCCTTATCAATACTGTCATCGCTTGTTCTAACTGCTTTCTTGTTGCTTTTCTTTGTTTCATTTTTCTTTACCTTTTTTGTTGAAACCTTGCTAACTTCATTAACCATATCTTTTAAATCCTCAATTACAGATACCATTCCTCTTGCTTGAGATTCCAATGTAGTTACTCTATGTATAAGTGAATCTATCTGATTTTCCATATTTATTCTAATACCCATTATTTATTCTCCTTGTATAATGTTATATAACTGTTTCCTCTCCATTCAAATATATGACCTTCTCCATGTTCTTCATACATACAGTTGAACGCTTCCCCAAATTCTAGAGAATCAAAGGAATTTAACTCTTCTTTTATTGGTTCATGATTAGCAAGCTTAACTGCTCCAAGAGCAATTGTTAATACTAACACTAGAACGATTTCGTATTTATATTTTCTAATTAACTTCATTTATCCCTTTCTATTATACTGTGGGTACATTGATTCCGACTAACATTACCCCAAAATTGCTTAAAATTTAATAATGTTATCAACATACCCACATATAATTATCTTTTAATGTGTCTGTATACTGTAGCCCTAGAAATATTAAATATTTTACCTATAGTATTAGTTTTTACACCAAGCCTATATAAAACATTTATTCCTGCTGAAGTACCAAACCCAACTTTTCTTCTAGAATGGTATATCATCACCATCCTTCTGTTCAAGCTTTGAACCTTCACTCCACTCGTTAACCCATTTAACATCCATGTAGTAAGCATCATATCCATTTTTATTGGTATACTTCTTACCTTGCTTAACCACCGCTCTTACAGGCATACCAGTTAAGTCAGATGTATTAAGTGTAGGAAGCTCCTTCATCTCAACATCCTTTCCATCTATAGTCTGAGTAACCACATTGCACTCTTTACCAAGAGCTTTGCAGAAATTCAAATATCCTTTATTGCCTGATGGATTTGATTGAAAACTATCCCCTTCTCCTGGCTCTAAGAATCTAAATACACCTGTGCTTCTAAACACTCTTCCAACGAATTCTCCACCTATGTTTTTTCCGTTGTAATTTATACCATTATTCTCAGGAGCAACTTTTACCTTAAAGTTATAAACTCTTGCTTTATATCCCTTAAACTCAACAACTCTTGTCTCAGGTTCTATAATGTGTCCAAGATACTCTCCTTCTACAGTTGGTGTAAAGCTATTAGTTTTCTTGTTATTGTTTTTTGTGTCTTCTACATAGTAGCTTTTCTCATTCTTCATTTCATCGAACATGTCATTTACATTCGCCATTTATTTCTCCTTTTTCATTTCATTTATCATTTTATTTAACTTTTCTTTACAGACATCTAAGTTATTTGCATTGATTTCCATGTTATCTACTTTTATCATTAAGTCATCTGTAAATTCCTTACCTAGTGGCTTAGAAAGGCTTTTAAGCTCTTCTTTTTCCTTAGGGGTAAGTGCATCAGGCTCAGGCAAATCTTCCCCTGCAAAGATATATAAACCTAATCCATGCAAAGCTATTGCTTTAGCCAAACATCTCATTATAGATGTATTGATATGAAAAGCATTTGGCTTTTCTATCGGTTGATTACGATTATCTAGAACAGGGTGTATTTGTGATAGTGAAACACCATCAACATCTACCCATACTTCTACAAAATAACCGCATTCGGTTGCAAAAAATGGTGAACCATCTTCTGCCTTTGTAACTCCCCATCTTGCACTCGGACATTCCTTTTTAAGTTCCTGTACCGCATATGCCCAAGACAGATAATTAAAGTTGCCCTTCTTTTCAATGTGTTTGCTCACATCTTTTTTAAAGAGCTTCATGAATGTACTTTGTTTTGTGTTGCTCATCTTCTCTTTATCTCCTGTCTATTTGGTGGATTACATAAGTCTAAAAATTGACAATAGCTACAGTTCCAAGATTGAACTGGAGATACTCCTTTTTTAAACATAGGTAATCCTTGTTTGTGTTCATCGTTTATGTTCTTCCAAAATAGATATGCTCTTGATATATAGCTTAATGGAACCTCAACATATCTAGTCTGTGAATTGTCTTTGTTGTAATACAATAGATACATACCATCTATCCTTCCAAATTCTTGCTCTACAGCAAATCCATAAGTTCCAAGCTGTAGTTCATAGTATATGGATGGGTCAAATTTCTTCTTTCTTCCAAATTTCATTGACCAAGAATAAGATGCACAAGATTTTAAATCATACAGATAAACCTTGTTATCTTCGGCTACAATATCATAAAACCCTCTAACATTTAGAGATGGTATAGTAATTTCTTTTTCTGTATGGAATTTGAGATTGCTTTCTTTTTCTTTATTACTTTCTTTTTCTTTACTATACATAGTACTATACATAGTATTATACATTGTAAGGGCTTTCTCAAAATCATCATGTAAAATAGTTCCTAATCTTAAAAGCATTAAACCTTTATCTGCAATAGGATTTGTAGGTTCAGCTTTTACTACAGATTCAAAATATAACTTTCTAGAACAAGACCCTGCACCGCTAGCATGATACCAATGTTCCTTTCCCTCATATCTATTCTTTCTATTTTCATCGTTTGTAGCCTTGATGTAGTCTCTGTATATCTTAACTACATCTATCGGGCTATCTTGACTCATTTATGTCCCCACTTGCATATCTGATTATAAGTTTATTTAAGCATTCGTTAGCATTATCAAAACCATTTAACAGACATGTCCCTCTGAATTTCTTCCATATATCTTTGTCTATATCCTTCACAAGATATGATGTTGTCTCTTTCATATTATTCCCCTCTTTCGTTATGCATTATATTAATAAATATTTTCAATTATCACAAGAATTTTATATAACAAAATATATATTTTCTTATGTCTCAATTAATTCTCATTACTTTTTTCTATACTTTCTAGAAACTTAGATATATCTTCTGTAAGAAACCTAACATCTTCCATTGATAGCAAAACATTAAAGTTTTTTAATACATGTAGTGTTCTCTTTAACAGACGAATCATTTCTTCTATATCGTGTATGTGTATACTCATAATCCCATCCTTTCTGTTTAATCTTTTCTTTTTATTAATTTCCAATCGCCCTCTACTAATAACTTATGTTCTATTTTATGGAATACATCAAGAAGAGATAACTCTCCATCTTCCCATAAATCCTCATCAGGCACTTCTTCCCATTCAGATACACTTGGGTCGTTTTCTATGGATGTTATTTCAATTTTCATAATCCTAATCCCTCCAATCGTTTGTGTATTTTTGGCTTTTCCTCATCAGGAAAGTAATCCCAATATTCCATCAGTATATCGTATGCATGTTGATATTTGATTAA